TCCGATAGCGCTCGAGCGACTCTGGCTTTCCGACGTAATCTTGCTTTGATGGATCGAACAGATCGAAGGGATCGTTACCGTCCTTGCGATATTGATCGATTTTTCGGTCGATATCCCGCTCCAGGAGATACATCTTCGACCTGCCAAGCTGATCGATCTCGCCGATCAGCGGGTCCGATCGGTCGATGGCTTGCGCAATGCCTTTGAGGAAGGCCTGCTTGTGAGCCAGAAGGAGGTCGCCCTCGGGCATCTGTTTCGTGAAAAATTCCTTACGGACAAAATTGAAATCGTCCTTACTCAGCCTTCTATTGATGTACGCATCATAAATCGGATCGAGTTTGACGATCTTGCTCGGGTCCCCATCTGGCAGGCGAATGCGATCGAGTAGTTGCCGCGCCGCGGCGTTGGAGGTCAGCACGTCGGGATCCGGACTCGCGGTGCGATCCTCAAGAGCGAGCATATAGGTCTTCGCCGCTTGTGTGAGCTGTTGGTTATCGGAGATGTCGCCTCTCGTGAGCGTCGGTTTCTCGCTAGTTAAGTTTGTGACGATCTCGTCTTCGGCTTGAATGGATGCGCGCAGGCTCTCCTGCTGGCGGCGTAGTGCCGCGTGCTCCGCATCCTTGAGAATGTTCTCCTGCTGTTGCTGCGCCTGCCGGATCAGCGAGTCCTTCAACTGTTGCGGAAGCTCGGCAAGCAGCGGGTGACCGGTCTCCGGCGATTTGAGCTCCCGAATGGCGCGTCCGGGATCGACGTGGCTCATGCGGGCATATTGTCCAGCGCAAAGCGCGAGTGCGCCGTTCCGCTTCTCGTCCAAGGCCTGCTCCGGCGTGAGAAATCCTCGCGAGACGGCGTCGTCGATTGCGGAATGAAGGGAATCAACACCGCCGGCAATCAGGCTGTCGTTGGGATTGAGTGTGATGTGCTGCACCAGATTGTGCAAATATTTGGCGCGACTGGCCGCGTGGGCATCGGCGGCGCCGCGCAATGCCTGATTCTGGATCGCAGCGTTCTCCTGTGCGAGTGGCACAGCGAGATTACTGCGCACATGTTCCCGCAAGCCTTCGTTCGAAATTTGGGAAAGGCCATCCTCCACGATTTCTCCCGCTTCGTCGCTCCAACGTTGCGCGAGCGTTGCGTAGTCGGGATCGTGTTGGTAGCGAGCACGTGCTTCGATGAGCCGGCCATGGATGAAAGCATTGGCATTGACGGCCTCCGTCATGGCCTGTCTTTGGCTGATCTTGTAAGTTGCCTTCCCAACATCTTCGATCGCCTCGCCTAGTCGCGAGCCGGCATCAGCCATTTGCTGGGCGCCGTGCGCATAAGGCGAAACGTCATAGGCGCCGATCGGGCGCGAGCCCGGCACGCGCAACAGACCGCCGAGCTCTTCGGGGCTAGGAATTGTAGGCATGCGTCCGGCTCACGTGTTCGAAGGAACGTTGCGGTAGATTCCGCCCTCGTTGAAGTCGCGCGCTGGATCAGAACAGGCCCTTGGCACCGTACATTCGCATGAACGATGCGCCGCCCCCTGCGATGGTTGAGAGCGCGTTGAACGTGGACGCACGTTGCGTCTCCTCGCCGCCAAGCGCTTCCAACTCCCCCGTGTATCGTTTGCCGGCAGCCCGGTTCATCAGGCCGCTGGCCTGGTTCTGGCCGGACCACAGGTCCATGTCGGCCTGGTAACGGCCGCGCGCCTCGATCTGCGCCTGATTGGTGAGGGCGCTGCCCATCCCCGCGTTGATGCCGTTGGCAGCCGCACCTGCAACCGCAGAGGAGCGCAGCAGGTTGGCCTTCTGGTTGGCATCGATCGCCTGACGCTGAGCGGCTGCGGTTTCGCCGGCGGCATTGGCGACATCCTGGTCGGCTTCGAAGTTGGCTTCGGCCTGCTTCATGCGGCCGACTTGTGCGGCATAGTTGCCGCCCGCGACGGTGTTCGCCGCCGAAATGCCGGCACCAATGCCGCTCAGCGCCATGGCGCCACCGGTCGCCGCACTGCCGCCGCCGAGCGTGGCAAGCGCTGCCGCGGTGGTGCTCAGGGGGTCGAACAGCAGCGAAGTATAGTTCCGCAGGGGGTGATAGGGGGAGTACTGCATGATAAGCCCTCAGAGCTTCTGGTAATCCAAAAGCGCGCTCCAATCGTATCGACGCGTAGGTGGGCCAGATCGCGTGCATCGGCCGATCAACTTGCGCCATTCTCGCGGGGCGATTTTGCCCACGCCGTCACGCCGTCGTTCGACAGGAGCTCAGGAGGTAGGACAGCGCGTGCAACGCGCCCCACGCCTCGCGTGCAATGCGTCATCATCGTGCGCTTTGCCCATGCTACCATCACCGATTGATTAGTCGGATTGAAGCGCGCTCTGGCCCAACTCGCTCCGGTGACTCGGACGCATCTTCTCGATGCGCCTTAGCTGCACGCCGACCCAGCGTTTGCCTTCGGCGAAATCGGTTGCTCGCCTGCCGTCCTCGCCGCCGGGCCAGAACGTCATACGGTCAGTCTCGCAAAGCGTGCGCACCATGTATTCGTAAGCGCGCTGCTGCTGCGTATTGTTGGCGGTTCCGTTGGCAACAGCCTGGAGCGCGAAAATATCCGCGTCATCGATCCGGGGTATTTGCCACGGACGACCGGGCTGGGATTTTGGGCGCGTGGGCCTCATCGTCACGTCAGACCAAGCCTGCGTTTTGCAGCGACGAGGCCGTTTCGCCGACATTCTTCACCGCCATTGCGGCCTTGCCGGCCTGCTCGCTGACATGGCCGAGTGCCGCCGCCTGCTGGGCTGCCGCTTGCTGGGCCCGGGCCTGTGCCTTGATGGCGGCGGCCTTGTCCTGATCCTCCAGCCACTCGGCGAGGGCCCCCGTGCCTTCGTAGGCGCCGCGGAAAGCCTTGTCGAAGTTGACGTCGGCGCGAACGGAGGGGTCGAATTGCATCGCCGCTCCAAGCAGCTGCGCCATCTTAGTGAAGCTCACGACCTTTGACTCCGCCTCGGCCTGTACCAGCGGATTGGCGAACTTGAACTCGATCTTCTGGCCACGCAGCGCCGGCGGGCGGTCGAGGTGGGAGCCGAAGGCACCAACGCGGTCGAGCATATCGAACGTCGCCTGGCAGAGCCGGCCGTTGTACTCAAGGTCCATCGGTTCGAACAAAGGCGTCGCGCGGCGGATATATTCCTTCATCCTCTCGGACACTTCGTAGGCGGTCATCGCCTTGCCTTCGAATTCAGGTAGATTCAACACATTGAGAAAGAAGGCCTCGTTGATGACGCGTTCGATCTTGTCCTCGTACTCGGTGCCCCATTGCAGCCCTTCGCCGTTAAGGGTGATCGGCCGCAGCACTTCGCCGGTGCGCTCATCGTAGTCCGGGTCCACCCAGTTGATGGCGCCGGCATAGAGGTTGGTGCCGCCCTGGATGGCGTCGCCCACGGCGATCATAGGCGGATCGACGATCTTCTGCCCGATCTCGATGAGGGTGAGGGTCATCTGCTGGAGCATGCGGGCATCCGGCAGCGCCACGATGGCGGTCGGCGAATAAGCATATTGAGAGAAGCCGCCGATCGTCACCCAGCGCGGGATGACATACCCGAGATCAGGTCGAGGCGTTTCCTCCAGAATAGTCTGGTGATCCTCGTCAATTACGACCTGAACGAACGTGTTCGAACCGCGATTGGAGGAGGCCGTTTCCTCGTCCTTGCCGTAACAGTCATATTCGTCAGCCGGCAGCACGATGACGCGGCAATTGATCTCGGTAAAAGGGTCTTTCTCAGCCTTCGTCTTGACCTCGGGGGCAGTCGTGTCGGGATAGAGCTTGCACAAGGCGCGGGCATCGAGTTTCCATTTGCGGTGAAACTGATCGATGGCGAGATCAGCGTTCTCGGCCCACACGCAATCGCGCAGATGCCAGGTGCGATAAAGCATGCCGGTGCGCCGCGCGTTCAGCCGCGGTTCGATCACGCACTGGCCGAACAGGATATAGTCGGCGTCGCCCTCCTTGGTGGCGCGAGTGAATTGCGAGGCGCGGTCATACATCACCCGACGCATCATGGCGCCCGCGCGATCGAGCCATTCCTTGCAGCCTTGATCCTCGTTGATGGCGTCGATAGCGGTTCGGAGCTGGAACCATTGCATTCCGCGCGGCCGCAGGATTGAGGATAACGCGTTGGAAAGCTCGCGATGCGCCAGCACCGGCCGGCCGGTCATGAGATAGGAGGCGAATTCTTCCGAGATGTAGCGCGAGCGCGTCATGTCGGCGCGGATCGGATAGAAGTTCTCCGCGAAGCTTTGCCACAGCGTGAGCAGTGGGAACCGCCTGGAGTAGAGCTGATCGCCGATCTGCAACAGTTCTTGAACGCGGGTTTTCATGCGCTGGTCATCCCTGTTTCGAAGGCGGGATATTGCGCCCGCGGACCATAGCGGCCTCAGCCGCCCAATGATTTTCCGCTGTAGGGAACGCCCGCGCTGCCGGCGGCCGCCTGCGCACCGCGATTGGCTGCAGTGGTGAGAATGGTCGATGAACGTCCTGCACGCGCCGCAGCTTGGGCCTTTGCGGCTTCCATGGCAGCCGGGTTGAAGGGATCCGGCATCGGTGGGGGCGGCAGCGGCGCCGGCGGGGGCGGAATATTGATGGTCGGCGGCTTGAAGAGTGCGCTCAAGGGGCTTCTCCTTTTTTATGGTCGTGATTTTTCGTTTGTTTGGTTCCCTCATGACGCGTCGGACATCGGCCTCAGCGTCACGCCCGGCGGCAGGCTGCGGCGTGAGGTGCCGATGTCACGCCACAGGATGGCGGCAACGTCACCACAATCGGCACCGATGCGTTCGTCCCACAAGATCGCGCCCGCCGGCAGGTCCTCCATAGCGAGAGGCTTGCTGTCCCCCATCGCAAATCCGTCACGATCCACGTAGAACCGTTGCGGGGTGCCCGCAGGCACGACTCCGGTCGGTGATGCGATTGCGGTTTGATCCGCGTCTTCGTCCTGTGGCTCCGCGCGCATGACCTGCACCCCACCGCACGGCCCATAGACCACGTCGAAGGCCATCGCCATCATCTGCAGCCATGCGATCCGATCGGCGCGGGGCCATTGATCCGTCTTCATCGGCAGCTTTGCGATCAGCGCGGCAAGCAACCGGTCGTGTTTCGCTTTTGTCATTGGAAATTCTCCGGCAGTCGCCCGGATGGCGCAGGGCGGGTCGGAAAAATCCGTCATCCGACCTCTGATAGCAGTGCTAGCATTACCGGTATTTCAGATGCCGATATCCGACGCTCGCGAATTCAGGACGTTTTGATGTTGGTTCAGGATCGAGCCTGCGGCGAACGTCTTCGTTCGACCGGCCGAGCGCCTGCGCGATGGCATCGAGGCTTTCTCCGGCGCACGCCATACGCTGGGCGCGCACCAGTTCCTCGATCGGCCACGTGTCGACCGTCGGTCTCCGTGTCGGCATCGCGCGTGCCATCGGTCTTTGCTCCTATCCGCGCACCACAGTACAGACCGGAATACTGAAAATTTACAGTTGATCGTTAGAAACCATTAGCAACGTTCCAGTCAGGGAATTGCCATGTTCTCCAGCCTTTCGATCAGCGCTCTACTGAAATCGCTCATAGCGGCCCTGGTTACCGTCGTGATGATCGTGTTCGCAATGGGGGCGTGGGAATCATGGCGGAAGCTTGGAACGGTTGACCGCATTGCGGCCGTTGCAGATACATCGGCTTACATGTTCACGGCGCTCCATAGCCTCCGGGTGGATAGAGCTGCTACGTTCCGCGATTTATCGGCCGACCGCGAATTCACCACTACTAACCCGCTTATTCGCGATGCTCGCGAGCGGGAAGTGCCGGCCTTGAACTCTGCCGTCGTGGCGCTCGATCGGGTCGACTACGCGGGCCGCAAGGATGCGGCGGCCGGTCTCGATCGATCGGTAAAGAAACTGCTCGCCCTTCACGAAGAATCAGCTGCGGCATTGCGCCAAGCGAAAGCGGCCCGCCGGCAATCGTTGGCTCAGGAATTTTTCAATGAGGCGAACGCGCTGATGGATCAGCTTGACGGATTGTCATCGCAGCTGACCCGAGTCGTGAAGCTCGACGATGCCTACATCGACCAATTGCTGCAACTCAAGCAGCTCGCCTGGATGGCGCGCAACGCTGCCGGTGATGCGTCCCTCATGGTATCCAACGGGCTCAACGGCCTCCCGGCTCCGCCGGACGCGGTGATCAAATACACGGCCTATGTTGGCAAATTAGAAGCGGAGTGGGCTGCGCTGGAGGATCTGGCGTCCGGGCTGCCGCTGCCGGCAAGCTTTACCGGGGCCATGGAGAAGGCCAGACAGGGGTTCCTTGCGCCTGACTACACCGATCTGCGGCTGAAAACCTTGAAGTCCGTGCTCGCCGGAGAGAAGGTCGGGTATACGGCCGACGAGTGGGGCACGATGTCGGTTGCCAAGCTTGCTACCCTGCTGGGGGTTGCCGAGGCCGCGCTGAATCTGGCCAAGAACCATGCCGGCAATCAACGTGCGATCGCGATACGGTCGCTGTGGGCGCAAATCGGCCTGTTGGTGGCGTCCATGCTGGTCGCGATCGGAATGATGCTGTTTGTTTCCCGCCGGGTCACTAACCCGCTGCACATGATCCAGGCGGCGATGCACAAGCTCGCGAACGGAGATATGTCGGCCTCGGTGTCGTTTGCGGGCCGCAAGGACGAGATCGGGGCGCTTGCAAGCACGATGCAGTTCTTCAAAGACAACATGATCGAAGCCGACCGGCTACGCGACGAGCAAAGGGCCGCCGAAGCCCGTGCCGCCGCCGAAAAAGGGGCGCGCGACGGGGCTGAGCGTGCCGAACGGATCGCGCAACGGCAGCGATCGGATGCGGAACGCAAGAGCGCGATGCATAAGCTTGCCGATGAATTTGAGGTCGCGGTCGGCAAAATCATCGAAATGGTGTCTTCGGCGTCGACTGAGCTTGAGGCTGAGGCCGGTACGCTCACCAAGACCGCTGAGACCACCCAGCAGCTCTCAGGTGTAGTCGCGACGGCTTCCGAAGACGCCTCCGCCAACGTCCAGTCGGCTGCATCGGCGACCGAGGAGATGTCCTCCTCGATTGGCGAGATCAGCCGCCAGGTGCAGGCTTCGAGTAGGATCGCGGGCGAGGCGGTGCGTCAGGCCGAGAAGACCGATGGACGCATCAACGAATTGTCGAAGGCTTCAGGCCGTATCGGCGACGTCATCAAGCTCATTACCGCCATCGCCGAACAGACCAATCTCTTGGCACTCAACGCCACCATCGAGGCTGCACGCGCGGGCGAGGCCGGCAAGGGCTTTGCGGTGGTGGCTCAGGAGGTCAAAGCGCTTGCAGCACAGACCGCCAAGGCGACCGACGAGATCGGCGCTCAAATTGCCGGTATGCAGACCGCAACGCAGGAGTCGGTGATGGCTATCAAGGAGATCGGTGGCACGATCGGAAAAATCTCCGAAATCGCCGGAACCATCGCGGCTGCGGTCGAAGAACAGGGCGCCGCCACTCAGGAAATCACCCGTAACATCACCCGGGCCGCCCAGGGCACCACCGAGGTCGCGGCCAATATCGCAGACGTAAATCGCGGCGCCGGCGAAACCGGCACCGCATCAGCACACGTACTCTCCTCCGCAAGGGCGCTCTCAGGCGAGAGCCACCGGCTTAAGCGCGAGGTGGAAAAGTTCTTGAGCACCGTGCGGGCGGCGTAGAGAGTGAGGAAGATCACTAGTCACCGGCGTCAGCTAATCTGAAAAGGACTGCCCGCTGTAGGGGCGACCCTTGTGGTCGCCCGTTTTTTCGCGCCGCGTGTGGCGACAGGGCGACCGCAAGGGTCGCCCCTACACCGTCGCCGCTACCGACGTCCGAGCTCTTTCAGGTGCGCATAGCCCACATTCGCGCGCTCGGTCCGCGCCTCGCGTTGTGCACGGCGCAACTCGGCCGCGGCGGCCCGCGCACCCTCCGACAGGCACATCACGATCGCATCACCCTCGTCGGGAGAACGGCCGAGCCGTTTGCGGATCTGGTTCTTGTCCTCGATCTTGATGCCGCGGGCAGTGAGTTCCCAGCGTGGCGCTGTCAGATCGGCCTTCACCGAAGCATCAGGCGGCAGCGCAAGCATCGAACCGCTGTCCTGGCCGGGGTCGAGTTCCTCACGCATGCGCCACCAAGCTTCGGCGCGCTTGTTATAGAAGCTGAGCTGACGGTCACGGGTTTTGGCATTGGACCTGCCGGCACCCCTGAAGCCGGCCACCGGAATGCCGTTATCCTTGAGCCGCGAAACCGTGTCGCCTCCCCAGCCGCCGTCCACGTCGACCACGACCACGCAACGGTCGCGCCGCAGCGCGACGACCGCCGCCGCGACAGCACTGCCATCGCGGGTCTCATGGCCTGGCTTGCGAACGAGTGGGGCGTACCAACTGCCGTGGCGCGCAGCGAGCACGGTGAAGTCGCTTCCGCCCTGGGCCACATCGAGTCCGATCGCCGTCATGGCGATCCCGCGTCCGGCGTATGCGCGCCAGCGTCGCTGTGCGGCCTCGATCCAAGCCGTGGGGATGACCTGGAAATCATCATCCTTCAGCCCCGCGGCGAAATTGCCGTCGCGATAGGCGCGCCGCAGCTCTTCCGGCAGTCCGGCGAGCACAGCGGCGTAGCCGGTACATCGCAGATCGGGATTGTCCGCGAGCCGGGCCGGAATATAGGTGCGCGAGCGCGCCAAAACGTGCTCGCCGTTGACCAGATGGGGACCACGATCCACGACCTCGACATCGCCGCCGTCGGGTCCAGTGGTGAACCAGCGCAGTTCGCCGGGCCGCGCCGGCCGCGGGTGCATCGGGTCGAGCCAGGGCGCCCAGTGCCTGATAACCCAGAGTCCTTCGGCGGTCGTCGGCGGATTTGATCCGACGACGACGCGGCAGCGCTGCGTTTCATCAGCGGAGCGGTTCCATCCAATGATGAAGCGGTATTGCGTGACGAGAAAATCCGTGCCTTCGTCGAAATAGATATGGTCGTACGGATCGCCCTTAAAGCGCTGCTTGTCATCCTCGTGCTCGCAGCCTGAAAACGCGATCATCCGGCCCTCGAGCTTCCAGCGCTGCAACTGACCATTGTAGCCTGAGTGGTGGCCGAGAATTTCTGCAACCCTTTCCACCAGCTTCAACGCGTCCTTGTTGATGCGACGCAGGATCAACGAGCGTTTGTGCGCCGTCAGCGCCAGTCCAAGCCCGAGTTCGGTTTTGCCCCCTCCGGCTTGACCGCCATAGAACAGCTCATCGGCCTGACATTCATAGGCATCGTGCTGCGGACCCGGGTTGGGCGTCCAAACGATGTGGGCGGTTTTCTCGTGCCAGATGCCGGCTGCCTCATCGCGGTCCTCGGGCGCGGCACTTCTCAAACTATCGGTGATCTTGTTGTCAGAGTCAGTCAACGCTTGTGCCTATCTGATGTTTCGTTTGCTGCCAGGCGAAGCAGGAGCGCCACGCGGCGGGCAGCTTCTGCATAGTTGCCGTCGAAGCCGGTCGCGCGCTTCGGTTTGCACTCGGGCCTCTCGGTGAGGAGGCCCGCGAGCCTGGCTTTCGCCATGGTCGCGGTTACGGCAGCGGATGCTTGTCCTTTTTGAAGTGCGAGCAAGCGCGCTTCCTCAAACTCACAGATCAGATTCGCTGCGGTCGTCTCTGCAATCGTTACGGCGGGCGACGCCATTGTTCGCACATCGGCGATTGGAAGCGCTACGGCGGCGGTTTCAGGTGATCGCGATGCCGCGGGGGTGATGACGCTCTCGTCGCTGCGCTTCAGCGTCGCTGCGCGGACCTTGCGCGTTACCGCAATTTTTAGCCGCTCGAGCTTGAGAGCTTTCGATGCGGGCATCGCGCCCTCCCCTTACCGCGGCGTTGATGGCGGCATCGGCCTAATGGCTTACCTGAGCGTCCTTCTGGCCGTTAGCGTCACCGTCAAACTAGCGCCGCTGCCAACGGTGACGTGTGGGCGCACCCAGACGGTCGGTTGGTTGACCTGCATCAGACCGGCTGCCGCGAACGAAAGAGCGGCACCAGCAGGGTTAGACAAGGTGAAATAGTTAGTGCCGTCGTTCGAGCCTTCGAGCACGATGGTTGCGCCTGCGAATGTGCCGGTGACCTGCACCGAACGATCCGCAAGGTCGGTGCGTTGAAGCGCTTGGCCGATGTCGCCAGCGGCCGCAAGCGGCGTCCAGGTGACCACGATGGCGTCAATGCCCCCGGCGGGGCCGCGAACTTTTGAGAAGGTTGGAACGACGGTTGTCATAACGGGCTCCATGGATCAGAAGAATTGAAAGTCAGGAATTGGGAGATCGATATGAGGAGTGGGGACGGCTGAACCCGCGGCAGTCGCTCTGACGCCCAATATCCTGGCTCACGCATCTCGTCATCCTCTTGCGGTGAAGTAGAGGGAGACGGATGGATTGGTTCCACCGGTGAGCACGGCGATGTTGCCTTTGATCTGACGGATCGGCGCCGGGAAGGTGATGGGCGAAATCTCGCCGCCGACATAGCCCTGGTTGGTATCGAGCACGCACAGCGTGTCCCACGTACCGCCGTCGAGCAACGCCATCAGGTTGATCACGGCCTGCGTTGGTGCGCCGGCGATTTCCACTTGCACGGCTGCGGCCAGTTGCGGGAATTCCAGATTGAACACAGGCCCGTCGCCAGTCGTCGTAGCAGCATTGAGAAGCTTTATCGCGGCAGTCTGCGTCATGTCACTCTCCTGCGAGTCGGGGACCTTGGGGCAACCATTTAAGGACGGAAGCGCTGGCGCGCTGAATTCATCAGCGCCGCCGGCCTACGTCGCACGCACAATCGCGCGACCGACCAGCGGCGCTGGTCGCGAGCCACAAGCGTGCCGCAGGACTGGAGGCCGGGGTGTGCCGGGACCTGCGCGCATCGCGACGGGATGAACGCGCGTCCGTGGTGTCTCCAGGTGCGTACAGGGGCTCGCGAACGGGGAACGGTGGCGCTTACGTTCCTGATCCAATTGCGCTCGTCAGCAAGGCATAATTAGCGATGACACGATACGACAATTTTTTCGTGTTTCATGCTGCAGGTTGCTTAAATCAAAATAAAATCATTGACAAATGTTGCTGCCTATTCAAACAGAAAACGCCCGAGGAGTTTCTCTCGGGCGCGACTAACCACGTTGATATATTAGTCTCATATTTTCGCCCCGCCGTCAAGAAAAAAATGCAAAAAGGAAAAACCTGAGGATTTGTCTGGTAATAAACGCAGCAAGGTGCGTGTCATCAAACGTGCGTAGCGCCGCAATGAGCTATGAAGACAACTCGGCCCTCATCCTTGAGGAGCGCCGCATCTTTGCGGCGCGTCTCGAAGGATGAAGGCGTGCTCGGCCGTGCCCCGTGGCCATCCTTCGAGACGGTCGCCCAAGAGGGCCGCCTCGTCAGGATAAGGGCTTTATTTTCTTCGCATACTCAGGGGTGAGGTCGATGACGGAGCGCGAAGATCGCTTCGGCCTCCTTGATCCAGGCTTCTCCGGTGTTGCGGTCGGTCCAACCAGCGCGAGCCGCGTAGTCACGCAGCGCCGCGACGACAATGCGTGCGGCCATGCCGTGGCGGATGCCAATGTCGGCCTCGATGGTGTGAAACGCCCGCTCATCGACAACGGCAGCGATCGTGATCTCGAGCGTCCGATCGCCATGCCGCGCGCGTTGCGACCAGTGGCCTGCCCATCGCTTATAGCGCGACACAGCGTCGATAATCCAAACCGGCTCGCGGCCATGGTAGGTGGCGTCGCGCTTTTCCAGCGACGGCGGTTTTATCATCAGCGCGCCGGCCTGGGCGTGAAACGCGATCGCTATATCGTCGGCTGCGCGGACTTCCTCGGTTCCGATGCGTTTCTTTTCGATCAACCGCACCAGTGGTGCGGCGAGGAAACGCAGGACGGTGGCGCCGGTCCCGCCGATTTCGTTGCCGTCGCCAGACTGACGTTCGGCTTTACGAATTGCACGTTTCAAGCGCCCAAATGCACGTACTTCGTGGTCGGGAGGTCGCGGCCTAGGTTTATGAATAGCGGGAGCGAGCGACTGTTGAGCTCGAGGTGGGTTACCTTTGTGTTGGTCTAGAGTGGATCGACTGGCCATGCGGACGTGATGATCCTCTTTCCGGTGCTTGGTTCTTAACGTCGCTATTGCTCGCGAAGCTTCGCTCCGCAAGAGGGGAGCGGACGGTCCAGGAATTCACGTGGCTTCGTTCAGGAAACATTTTTCGCTGAACGCGCTGTGATGAGCGGATGCCTCGCTCTTGCAGGGCGCGGAATAGGGTAGGATAAACGTGAGGCTCACAACATTTAGTTTTTTTGTCGCTTGGGCAGTTCCGTCAACTCTGTCGGGACGATCGTAAAACCCGCCGGACACAATATACGCGCGATCTCCAATCGCGTCGTTTCATCGGCGGCTTCAAGGGCGTCAAGGACCGCATAGGTCCAAGCCTTTGTCATTGCATCACCTTGATCGGGCATTGCCCCACCTCCACGCATGCGCGACGTTTAGCGCGCCCGCGCATCGCCGATTTCAACAGGAATGAAATCGGCAAGGCGCTTGGGCGTTCCTCGGTCAGGAGCCCCCCGTCGATCACTCACCACGCCCAGTTGGGCGAATCAGCGGACGAGCTGCGGACAAACGAAGCCGGCCACTTGTCAGAGAAAAGTGAAGTTGTGTTCTTTATGTGGTTGATTTGTGTCATATTATCGGTCGCTCATGCTGCAGCTATGCTGAACGGCTGCTGCGCTCGTATCTCGTCCTCAACGAGGTTACTTTTTTCTTTAAGACGAAGGACTAAAGCGTCGGTCCGGAGAACCCCCATTCGGTGGATCCGAGAAGCGGTGGATCCGAGAAGTCGGCCGCGAAGCCGTTAAAGGATTTACTCGTCGCGCTGCCTTCTGCAATTAGCTTGCAGGCCTGACTGCTCTCTACCGGTCAGCCGCTGCCGGCATCAATTCGGCGCATTCCAGAGCCGGTGATGTGCATCCGGACGAGTGAGGAACCGGATCAAACAATTGCGGAGCATTCAGCGGCCGAGGATCTTTGATAACACCGACTCGCGGCGGACGTTCGAGTCCTTCTTTGA